GGTAATGCGGTCACGGTCTTTCGTGTCATAACCAAGATCAGGATGCAGGAAATACACCCTTTTCTTTTCATAATCGGAGGAATCATAGATCACCAGCTTGTTCACATCGGCGCTGACCTGTTTGATGGTGACGCTCTTTTTGATGATGTTCGGAAGGTCGCTTTCAATCGTAATCACTCCTGCCGCCGCCCTCCCCACAATGATCTGTACTTCCCGGTTCTGGATGTCCAGCTTTGTCTTTACAAGGATACTGTACTTCTCCATTGCCGGGATGATAACGGAATCAATGAGGTTCACGATATTGTAATGCCCGCCTTTATCAGAGGGTGTGATGTGAAGGTTCCAGTCCTTCGTGGCGGTAACCGCGCTGACCGAAAGCCCTTTGATATTCTGCATTTCATCCTCATTGGTGATGAACATTTCTTTTATCCTGTCACAGATGAACTGCTCCATGCTCCCCTGCCCCTGCAGGTCTACATCGAAAAGCACATCCGTATTGAGCAGTTCCATGAGCGGCTTATAGGAAATGGTCTGTAGCTTTTTGGATTTATCCGTTCCATAGCCGATCTCCGTCACAATCCCGGCATATTCCTCATCCCCTCTGCTGATACGAATATAATCCTGCTTCTTCACGCCGGGCAGGGCAAGCACCGTCACGGTATTGCCGTCCGATGATAAATAGTCCTCTTTGTAGGTGATCTCATTCACATTGGTGTTCCCCACCATCTCAAAGTCCTGCGTGAATATCTCCACGTTATACGGTCTCATAGCTGATCCTCCCTTCCACCATCACGTTTAGAATGTTCAGCCCCTCATGCACCACAGAGATACGGTTGCTGCCGTACTGCAAATGGAAGAACCGCTCCGTGGTAAAGTCGCACATCTGATATCTGTCTGCCACCACCTCGTCACTGACGCCCCGCTCCGTGATGCTGTAGGGAATCTGCGTGGTATCGATGACCAGCTTATGCCCGTCCGGGATGCTGCCCTCATACCGCCCGGTCTCATAAAGCACGTTGTTCACATAGTGCTTCCATACCGGGTTCGTGCAGGGGCCGTACACCGTTACCTTGCATGGGCTGTCCCCGTGGCTGTCACTGTCGATCATCAGCGTGTTCTGCGTCACATCCGCATAGGCGTAGGTGTATTCGTAGGGATAGATTTTCCCTCCAATGGAGAGCGTCCCGCTGTAGCCGGAAACATTTTTATAAAACAGCCCGGTTGCCGTAAAAGCCACTTCACAATCTAAGCCCGCTCCACCTGTTATCAATTCACTTTTTGCAATCTCCGTCATCCGCACCGGGACACGGAATGCCTCTTCCATCTCATACACAAGGGTAAGCGGCACCGCCCGGACGAACCGGGAGAACGCCCTGTAATTCACATAGGCATTTCTGCCGCCAAAGAAAATGCGCCCGGTCATCACGCCCTGAGAGAAAAGTTCCTCCAGGGGGATAAAATCCGTGCCGATCTGTTCATACTGCGTCCCGTCTTTGTATCCGAAGCCGCCAATGGAATGGAGGAAGGATGCCCGTGTGTTCAAATCCCATGACACCCCTTCCCCGTTAATAAGCCTGAATTTCCTAATCATGAATACGCCTTTCCCAGCTCCCGGTTCAGCCCGGCAGATAATTCCCCGACCAGTGCGCCGGAATCCAATACCACCTGGCTGTTTGCCAGCCTCGGCAGATACTTTGTCACCACTTCATACATGGCATCCAGCCTTGCCGCCAGTGAAGCATTCCCGTTCCCGCCATTCCCGGCTGATGAGATGTTCTCCATTGCTCCCGCCTCTGGGATAAGCATTCCGGCCAGTTCCTTCATGGGACCGGTCAGCTTGCCGAGGTTGCCTTTAATACCTTTTCCGAGTAAATCAATCATATCCGGCATAAAGGTGTGGAAGTTGGAAAGCGGCCCCTCGTCCGGCTCGGAAAAATGGAGGAAGGACGCAATCGTTCCCGCCACATCCTTCACGCTGTCCACAAGGTGGCTGATCTTCGCCTTGATGCCGTCTATTAAGCCGCCAATGATATCCTTGCCCCACTGCAATGCCTGTGAGGGCAGGCTCCTAATAAAATTAATGGCTGCATCGAATCCGCTCTTCACCGCGCCCGCAATGCCGCTCATGGCATTCTTGATTCCTGAGAGCAGGCTGTTAAATACATTTACCACCGCATCCTTCAGACCGCCCACGATACTGGTAACCGTAGATTTGATGGCATTCCAGACGGAAGTAATGACCTCTTTTATGGCACCCACCACGGAGCTGACTGCGGATTTTATCGCTTCCCACGCTGCGGTAATGGCAGATTTAATCGCCTCCATAATGGAAATGACCGCTGACTTGATGGCCTCCCATGCGGCAACAGCCACATTTTTTATCGCCTCAATCGCAGAGGACACCGCACTCTTTATCGCTTCCCATGCGGCAATGACCGCAGAACGTATCGCCTCCATCGCTGTGGAAATGGCATTCTTTATCGCCTCCCACGCGGAGACCACCACATCCTTAATGGCGGAAAGCACCGCCGTCACTGCTGACTTTATCGCTTCCCATACAGATGTGATTACATTGCGAATCGCCTCCATTACCGTGGTGACGGTATTTTTTATCGCTTCCCACGCACTGGAAAGGAAAGAGCCGATGGCGTTTGTAACGGTTTCAATCACGGATTTGATTGCATTCCATACCGTGGAAACCACCGTCTGTATCACATTTAAGACGGTGGTGATAATGGTCTTGTAAAACTCGAACCGCGCCACAATGAGCGTCTTTATCACATCAAGGACAGTCTGGAAAATGTTCTTGATGCCCTCCCATAGACCACTGAAAAAGTCCTTTAGCCCGTTCCAGATGGCCTGCGCCGCCCCGGTGATGGCATTCCAGATGTTGGAGAAAAAGTCTTTTAATCCATTCCACACGGCTATGGCGGCTTCTTTTATGACATTCCAAAGGTTGATCCAGAACTCCCGGAAGCCCTCGCAGTTATTCCACAGCGCCACAAAAATCGCTATCAGAGCCGCGATTGCCGCAATGACCAGCGTGACCGGGTTCGCCGCAAGGATTCCCCACAAGGCACTCAGCCCTCCGCCGATACTGGAAATGCCGCCGATCAGCGTGGGGATGAATGTCATGATGCTGCCCACCGCAGAGACCACTTTCCCGATAATGATTAATACGGGGCCGATTGCCGCCGCAAGCAGGCCGATGGTGACGATGGTGTTCTTGGTGCCCTCGTCCATGCCGTTGAGCTTGTCAACAAATCCCTGTATCCATGTGACGATCTGGCGGATGGCGGGCATGAGGATTTCACCGAAAGAAATGGCAAGTTCCTCCAACTGGCTCTTTAGGATGGTAAGCTGCCCGGCAAGGTTATCCTGCATGGTCGCCGCCATCTCCGCGGACTTCCCGTCACAGTTCGCTATGGCGCTGCTCACCTTCTCAATGTCCGCAGGGGCGGCATTCATCAGCGCAAGGAATCCCGACATGGCATTTTTGCCCACAAGCGCCTCTGCCGCCGCTGCCTTTTCAGACTCTGACAGCCCTCCGAAAGCCGTCCGGCAGTCTGCGAGGATGTCGCTCAAATCCCTCATGCTGCCGTCTGCATTGGTCGTGGCAATGGTCACTTCCCCGATACTGCTCCCGCAAATCTTCACTTCCCCGGAAAGGTTGCTCATAATGGTGCGGAGCGCGGTACCGGCCTGGGTGGACTTGATGCCCGCATTGCCCATCAAGCCGATTGCCTCTGCGGTATCCTCCGCAGAGAATCCCAAAGCCCCGGCAATGGGCGCACAGTATTTGAAGGTCTCGCCCATCATGGAGACATTGGTGTTCGCGTTGGAACTGGCCGCCGCAAGGATATCCGCAAAATGCCCGGAATCGGCTGCTGTTAATCCGAAAGCAGTCAGGGCATCCGTCACGATATCAGATGTAGACGCCAAATCCTCCCCGGACGCGGCGGCAAGGTTCATAATACCCTCAATGCCGGAAAGCATATCAGAAGTTTTCCATCCGGCCATTGCCATGTAATTCATGGCCTCCGCTGCCTCTGATGCGGAGAACTTGGTCTTACTCCCCATTTCCCTTGCCTTATCCCGGAGGGCTTCCAGCTCGCTCCCGGTTGCCCCGGACACCGCCCCGACCTGGCTCATGGCGGAATCGAAGTCTGCCGCCGTCTTTACTGCCACCGTTCCAAGCCCCACAATGGGAGTGGTCACGGTCTTGGTGAGGGTAGTCCCCACCCCGGAAATCTTATCCCCTAAGTTCTTTAAGTCCTCTCCCACAGCGGCGATCTTCTGCACCGCCACCGCCGACTGGTTGGCCTGTTCTTCGAGGCTTTTCAGCCTTTCCTCAGTCTCGATGATCTCCCTCTGCAAACCATCGTACTGCTCCTGGGTGATCTCCCCCTTTGCCAGCGCCTCGTTTGCCTGCTCCGCTGCGGCTTTCAGGGTTTCCAGCTTTTCCTTCGTCTCCCGCACCGCTTCCGCAAGGAGCCGGTGCTTCTGTGCCAGCAGTTCCGTATTGCCGGGGTCCAGCTTTAAGAGCCTCTCCACGTCCCGGAGCTGTGACTGCGTGGTGCGGATTTCCCCGTTTACCCCTTTCAGTGCGGCTGTCAGCTTTGTGGTGTCGCCGCCGATCTCCACCGTAATGCCCTGTATCCTTGACGCTCCCACCCAAAGCACCTCCCCATAACGAAAAAAGGAAGCCCAAAGGCTCCCTGAAAAAAGCGTAAAAAAAGACACCTGCTGTTTATGGCAAGTGCCTATGTAAAAAATATTCAGTTATGATCCAGTGCTAACCTTCTTTTTCCGCAATGACGGAAAAGAACTTCGCCATCAATGGGATGTAGGTTGCAACAAAAACGGCTGCTGCAATCCATCCTGCCTGTTTCCTGCTCTTTCCCGGTATCCGCATCCCCGCCAGAATCCCCATAGAAAAGAGGCAGAACTTAAGCATGGCCAAATCTTTCCAGTCACTTTTCTTAATATACCTGTCCGCATAACAAAACAGTTTCTTCATTCCAACGCGCTCCTTCCCGGCATCCTATGCCTCTGTAACATCCTCATTTATGAGCCTGCCCGTTTTCTGGTACCGCAGCCCTTCCGCAGATGAGTATACCTTTTCCCCGATTGTATACTCCCCGTGGAAGAAATCCATGATATCCATTTCCAGTGCGTCAATCACCTTACAAGCTGTGCGGAAGGAACTGGTCATGATGT